TTGGACGCGCGTTTGCCGCTACGTTGACGGTCTTTACCGGAGCAGGTTTCGCACCACCGCCATTCGGAGACACTGCGGCAGCGGATTTCGGTTTGCCCCCCATGTTTGGGTAGCGAACATTGCGGTACTTCTCAAAATTTGTTGGCAGCAGTTCGACGAAGGCATTGTGGATGAACTTCACGTGCGCGTCCATGTCGCCTTTGGCGCGCAGGGCTTGCGCGCGTTTCAGATAAACCTTGTCGCCGCTGAGTGCTTTCCAGATGCGCGATACCAGCCCATTCACAAAATCCGAACGTCCTTCGGCGTTCAGATTAAGTTGCTTCGCGAGTGGAGAGACGAGTTTATTGACCTCGACCATATTCATCCGGTCGACATTTTGGACTGCGGCCCGGTTATAGATGGCCGCCTCTTTTTGGTCTGCGGCGCGTTCGCGTTCGACAATCTGCTGTTCGCGCGGGTCAACCGGAGGATTCGCCTTTCGGTTTTCGCCAATCTTTTTGGCTCCGTCGCGGATCCCGCCCATCCACTTCGCGATATTTTTGAGGGTGTCGTAGGCTTCCTGGCCTTTGCCCTGCTTCACGAATTCAATCGCTTCCGTGAAGCGTTCGTAGAGTCCCGCTGTTTCAAATCTTTTGTCGACCGCAGGGGTCAGCAGCTCCATGAAGGCTTGCGGATTCTTTTCTTCGAGGAGATCGACGGCGTGCTGCGTCATCCGGATGTAGGGAGATGGATTCTCCGGGCTGTAGAGGGTTTCGAGGAGTTCTCTCTTGCCATCGGCAAACTGCTGAATCTCATTCCTGTAATCGTTGACCTCTTCGGTCAACTTCCCGATGCCGTCTTCTCCGCCCGCCGCCTCGATCGTCGCTGACATTCCACGTATGGCCTTGATGACATCGGCGGTCGTCTTGGCGCCGACGACTTCCTTGACTACCGCCTCGTTGCGGAAATAGACCTCGCGCAAGAGTTTCGCGGCCTTGGGATTGGTCTTGCGAAGTTCGGCCAACGCGGAGCGCGTCTCGGCGTCAACCTTGCGTCCGTCAGCCTCCGGCTCAGGTTCGTCTCCTGGTGCCTCGGGCGTTTCTGGCGTTTCCGGCACTTCTGGCGCTGGCTCAGGCGACGGTGCTTCTGGCGTTTCTGGGGCTTCAACCTTCGGCGTTTCCGTCGCTTCCGGCTGGTCCGGTGTTTCTGTTCCAGGGATGACTGTTTCGACCAATGGCTCTGGCATAGTTCCTCCCCGATATTCGCCTTACCCGATAGGCTACCCGAAAAATTTGTGGCCGAAGGTTGAGCGGTAACCTCCGGGAGCTAGAAACTCCCCGTTCGTTTCCCAGACATTAGATCGTCTCTAACTTCCGTGCTTGTTCCGGGCCAGTGCGTCAAAACCGCACTTTCCATCATCACCCCGATGCGTTTCAGGTCGCGAACAAATTCTCGCGCCGTGCAATCCGGACATGATGGACTACCGCAAAACTGCTGCAACTGCTCGCCATCTTTCACCTGACGTTGACAACCGTGACCGCCCACCCCAGTTACTTCCACTCTGAATTGACCCATGTGTTTCTCCTCTCTTTTCAACCTCGTTTGCTTCCCCGCTTTTTACGGCCAAGATCATTGAACTGGCGTTTCCGACGGCAGCCGAGGGATTCTCGGCGTGTTCGCTTCCTTTGGCGGCTGCAAAACTTTTTTCATCATCGCTTCTTTCGCTTCGGCGGCATCGAAGTCCGCCGGACTGGCTTCGAGTCCCGCCTGCTCCGCCATTTGCGCAGCCTGCTTCGCTGGCAGGTCCTTGATGTTGATGCTCTCCGCTGGCGGCTTTTTCGCTTGCGTGGTTTTCTTCGCCTGTGCCGCAGCAATATGCTCGTCAAGGTGCAAAGAGACATTCTGATACCCGTTTGGATTCGTTCTCTTTGCCTTGCGCCCGTCCGGACTCATCAAAAGCTGCCAGCACGTTGCCGCCTCGGTTTCGTTGTCGTCGTGCGGGTCAATTTCGACAGAGGATACCATAGGAGGTAGGTTTTGCGCTTCCGTTTGTGCCGGATCAAGGTGCGCGGGGTCGACGCCCATGCCAATAACCTTTGCCGCGGTCGCCTTGGCCTCTTCAATCTTCGGATTCGGTATGGGGGCTCCCTTGAGCAGCATCTCAATCTCGCCAAGCTGTTTGTTTCTTGAAATTACCTGCGGGAGATAGAGTTCCTCGAGTCCCAGCGCGTTTTGGAGGAATTCCAGGTTTGCAGCGTTGTAAAACGCCTCGGCCAGCATGGGATTTTTCGGCAATTCCGTCATCATCTGAGTAAGGCGGTTCTGTTTGTCAATGTGGCTCTCGGGGAAACTCTCATCGGCCTCGGCAAAACACAGAATGTTCGCTTTGAGGTTATTCACCTCGAGTTGGATGACTTCGCCGCCGGGAATCTTCTCATTGATGCTCTTATCGCGGCATTTAGCGCCCCACCGGACGAGTTGGCGCATGGAAACCGCTTCTCCGTTCTGGATGGACTGCCAAGTCTGCCCCAAACGTCCCAGCGCCTGATTTCTCTGCGTGATGATGCCGCCCTTTGTGTCATTTGAGCCTGTGTCGCCCCCAGAGAGAGCGGGATAAGCTCCGGTGATGAGCTGCGAGATCGGCCCGATGTATTCCTTGACGAAATCCGGCAGCGAAGGATTGTGCGTGGGACTCGGCTCTACGAAAACCAACTGGTCCGCAGTCATTCCCGGAATTGGCTTGTACGCGCCGATGTCGCCTGGCACGTTTGTCTGGCTTCGGATGCGGTCCACGTCAAAAGCTTTGTTGTGCATCCATTTTTTCGGCACTGTCCGGATGAAATAGTCGTTCATCAGGTCAAGCCAGTTGTTGATGCGCTTTTGAATCGGAATCATCGACGTTCCAAGCGCATTTCTGTTCTGGCCGTCACCGGAAAACGCTTCGACAAGCGCTAGATGGTCCTCGATGCCCTCGTCTTTGGCTCCGACGAATGTTTCTCCTGCGTAGGTGGCAAAACATCCGTTCGGAAACTTGGCAATCAAACTTTCGCGCGTCGCTTTATCCTCGATGGCGGCAAATTCCGAGGTTCTCATCCATGAACGCTGGACGGTGACGTCATCGGCTATCGAATCGGACGTGATGTAGGTCGATTGCATGCCCAACTTCACGTTCAGGCGCGCCAAGCGGGCGATTTCTCCTTCTGTCAGGCCGTTCGGGCCTGATTTAATCTTGTCTGCTACCCACGGGAACATCCCTTTGGCCCTTGAGACGGAAACTTCGGTCTCATACTGCACGACATCGCACTCTGCGAGCGTGTTCGCGTGCATGGGAACGAGTTTCATCTCAAGTTTTCCGTGCGCTGTCCGCACCTCCTGACCACGTGGGCGTCTTTTCCTCAATTCCTGGGGCTGTTCCTGTTCTTCCTCACCTTCCAAAAACTGCTCTTGCGGAGGTTTTAACTCCTCCGAGGCTTCCGGGGCTGGATTTTCCATCCCGGCTTCATTTTCAGGCAGTGCTGGAGCGGCTATCATCTCTTCAGGCGGTTCATTTTCAGGGATGAGGTCGTCCGGCTGGTCATCTTCTTCCCATCCGAATCTCTGTCCGTCTTTTTCAAAGCGATTCCAGTAAACCGTGCGGCCATCGGTATACAAATATCTCGCGCAATCGGTTTGCACACCTTTGAGGTCGATGTTTCGTTCAATGACTTTGATGAATTTGTAGGCCGACTCGGCCGCCGTGATCTGCGCGTCGTTGTTCGCGTCCTGGGGGGCAAACCGCACGTTCGGAACCGCGCGGGTAAGAGTCGAAATGAGGATTTGCGCCTGCGCGGAGTAGACATTCGTGGGCAGGAGCGACAAATCGATCTGCATGGACGGGCCGTAGCCCGTCGACTCGCCTGGAATTTTCCAGCCACCACCTCGGAGCGGGACGAGAAATTGAAAGGAACGGTAGAAGAGGGCCGACTCCCAAACCTGTATAACTTCAACAAGACGAGCGGGATAATCGCGTTTCGCAGCCTTGGTAACTCGTTCTTTTATGGCGTTTTGTTCAGTATCGCTGACCTCGACGTAGCCGTCCGGGGACCACTCAAGTCCTGCGAGGACACCTATTTCGGAATACTTGTCTTGTTCTTCTGCTTCGGCGGTCAGTGGTAGAGTGGCGGTAGCCAGGATCCCCCGCAGTTACCCGAATTCAGTGCTTCGCATGCGCGAAAGCGAGAGCGAGACGTGCGCGTTTCCCGACTTTGCCGGAAGAGTGCTTATGCTCCTCGGCAAAGGCGTGCGTTGATTTTCCCGCGCGATGCGCGGCTGAAGAAAACACGCCCTCTGTGCCGCGCTTTTTGATTCCCTCGGAAACCTTCTGCATCCATCTGCCGCTTGCCATTTTATTTACCTCCAAAGGCGGCACCGATCCTCGAAATTGCTCCCTGAGATGGCCCGTACCAATCGGAGCAGTACTCGTCGATGGGAAGTGGAATCCTGTCCGATCCCGCAGGTTTTCCCTCTCCCTCCCAAGCGATGAAATTTGGCTCGCCGCAAATTCTGTTTTCCGCGTCCTTCAGGAACTTGCAGTTCTTGCACATCGACCCGCCCTTTGGAACGCGCATAGCCGCTTGGTGATTCGGCGGGTATGTGGCTTTTCCGGGGGTCAAGGTTCCTCTTCCTTGTGCTAGTGCCTCGCGTTCCTGAAATGCTCGGCCATCCTGCCGGCCTTTTTCTTGTGGCCCATCGCGGGATTCTCATGCAACTCGGCGTGCATCTTATCCTTTTGCTCCCCGGTGAGCGGAGAGACTCTGCTGAAAAGGAATTTGACTTGTTTCCGCGTCCACGGCATCAGAATTTATGACAGTCCGGGAATCCCGCCGCCAGCGCGGGCCATTTCGGTTTCTTCGGTGGCTGGTGTCTCGTACTGCTCGTGGTCTTTTTCCTCGCCCGCTCCGCCGATGCCGAGGGCATGGCCCATGTGCTCGTGGGCCTCGTGGTGCGTCGCGTGCGTCGAGTGATGCGTGAATCCGTCCGCTCCCGCGTGACCCGGTTTGTGGTCGCCGTGGAAACTTGAAACGTGGTGCTCGCCGCCCTCGTGGTCGTGGTGCGAATGAATGGTGTGGGCGGGACCGTGCTCCGCGACTACCTCATGGATCGATTCCTTGCTGTCGGGGGGATGGGCTTCGGCCATGGTGTGCTCGGCCTCGGCTCCGGTTTCATGTTTACCCAAGTCGGTTGCACCGGCTTTCTTCGTTGTTTCCTTCGCCATTTCGTCGTGGAGTCTTGCCTGCCCGTGGGAATGAAAAGGTGTTCCGTCAGCCGCTCGTGGCATGTTGTTTCTCCTCTTCCTTCTTTTCAGAAGAAATAAATGGTGCCGCGTTCTGCTTCATCCACCGTCTGCCAGCGGGCGATTCAAGCCACTGCTCCCTTTGCTGCACCCGCTCGAACGGTGTACCAAGAAAAACAGGCATCGCATCCGGGTCCTGCGAAGTTAACCTTGGTGGCTCCTCCACAGGCTCCCGAGTTCCCGGCTGACCAAGAGCGAGTCTAATCCTGTCGACTTCCGCCTGCAAGCGATTATTCTCGGCAAGGAATCTCTCCATTTCTTTCTGATGGAGTTCCCTGAGTTCAGCGACATGCTTATCGTGGCGGAGTTTCAGGTCGGCGATTTCCGCCTCAAGCCATTTCGTGTGTCGAAAGAAGGTCATTCGGAAAATCCATTGGGGATGGCTAAAGATACGATCCTCGCGACTACCTCGCCTTTTTCATCCAGAAAATCAATCCAGCTTTTTTCCATCGTGTCGTCCGTCTCTATCTTCATCCCCATGAAGGTTATCGGAGCGTACTCGCTCGCAAGTCGTTTTACATTTTCGATGTCCTCAAGTGAAGTCAAATCCTTGACGTTTTCGATGGCGACGACATGAAAAAGCATCGCGATGGCGCACACCTGTGCGGAGTGCATCCTGACGCTTTCCGGTTTCTTGCCGGTTCCTGTAACTGCGGCATACGCAAGGAGCGCGCTCATCGGTCTGAAGTAAGCGTTTATAGTCTTCATGCCGCCAGATTCCCCAAAGGAATGAAGTCGGATTTTCCCGGACTCGCCAGACAGAGTTCGCGGTAGCAGGAATCGCACACCCAATGCACGACTCTTCTCTGGTCGGCCTTACGCGCTATTGGGAAGAGATTCTCTACTGCCAAGCAACTACTTCCCCGGTGCTTCGCGTGGTGGGGCTCCGGACATTCGCAACCCTGCGGGCCTAGCATGTTTGCTCACTCATAGATAAATTGCCTCGCAATGTCGCAGAGCATGACGAACACAACGTCCTTGTCTTTCTCAAGTTGCCCTAATTGCGCGTAGGGCACCAAGTCAGGATGAGTCTTGTTCTCGCGGCTATAGGATTCGCCGTAGACCCAGCCCATTGCAAAATATGCCTGCATCCAACTGCCGTGAAGTTCTTCAGGCGAGTTTGAGCGCTGTGGACCGCATTGCCGCTCGATTACGGCAAGGAACTGTTGCTTGAAGGAGTCTTCGCGTTCGGCCCACGGCACAGGAATAATTGGGGCCTTGGCTGTGATGGCAGCCAGCCTTGCACCGTCGTAGACAAACTCAGCACGCCGCTCGTTTAAGGATTCGGGCATGCTACTCCTGTTTTTCGTCGACGACGATGACCTGCTGCGAGGCGATGGAGTACATAGGGATGCCATCGTCATTTGTCTTCTCGGTTCGGAAGACCTTGGTGACGACGACCTTCACGCGCAGCACCCTGCCGTCATCCAAATGATATTCGGCCCACGATTCGTTGACTGCGGAAAAGGGGACTTGCACCGCGTCAAGCATTTGTCCGTTCACGTTGACTTTCATCGCATTGCCATCCTCTTTTTAATTTTGGCCCAGAGACTCGTTCGCTTCACCGGAAATTTGCGAGTGCCGTAAACCCTGCGTGCTACCGCTCCCGCATGGCCCCAGATGCAGGGGCTTTCCATTTCCCTTCTGATGTCCGCACTGACCTTCGTTAGCGCAGATGACGTGAGCGTCATCAACCCAATTTCATCGGGCATGTTCGTTCCTGCTCCACGCCCAGGAGTCCAGGGCTATCCAGACAACGGCAAGAATTTGCTGAAGAGGGTCCTTGCTCTCCAATTCCTTTATGGCGATTTGAAGTTGCTTATGGTCCGTACTCTGCAACTCCCAGATAGCCCTAACCTTCGTCATCTCTCTAGGTTCTTCTGCCATGTGGGGACGTGCCTCGTGCCGACCTGGTTCTCGGCTTTTTTCTTGTTGTAGTAGTCGCGCATGCGGAAGATGTGCCGGGCCATCGGGTCCTTTATCTTTTCCGCTTCCTCTTTCGTTTTTACTTCCTCGGGTTTGTCTTCCTCGTCCAGCAGGGTTCCGGCAATCCCGTAGCGCGCGGCGTCGCCGACATCGTCGGGCAATGATACACCCGGGGGCTTGAGAACGTCCTCGAGTTTTTTCTTGTTGCGCTCAAGCAATGGCAGAGACTCTGCGAGGATCGTTGGCGCGGTTGCGGGAGCCTGCAGGAGCGCGCCATCCTCGAGGAGATACCAGTCGTCAGTATCGAGAAGAGAATACATTTTCATCCAGCCGGCGACGCGGTCGTTATTCGACGGTGTTGGCCGTGGCAATCCGCCGGCAGAAAGAATTTCTCCGACTTCATCCGCCACGGTGAAGTTCGACGTGGTACGGTGGAAGCGCTCCCATGAAAAGTGAACGGACTCGACGCGCTCGCGCAGTTCAAGCGGAATCGACAGAAGAATAGCCTCGGCCTGTTCCTTGGGAGTTTTTTCCTCAAGCACCAGTTCGCCGATGCTGACATTCACCATCTTTGGCATACCTTTGAGATCGAAGATGATGGCCTTTGTGAAAAATTCCACGGCGGCAAAATGGCCGAAGCCGTAGTCCCACCCAATCCAGATGGGCTGCCACTTCTCGAATTTGAATCGCGAGGAAAGTTTCACGTGGCGGGTCGGGTCCCAGTTGTCAAAGTAGTTTCCGGTGACGAGATCAAGTTTGCCCCAGCGGATGATGTCGCGGAGCGGAGAGCCTTCGAGGCGGTCGATGTACTCGCGGTCGTTTGAATAGATGGGATTATCGTCCACGGTTGAATGGATGAGTTCGTAGTCGCTGGCCTTGTACTTCGCCGGATCCATTGCGCCGAAAGGCTTTTTATCGACCCACAATTTCTTGATCCAGCCCCAGCCGACACCCATGGGGTTCGTGGCACCCGCCATGCAGGAACGCGATCCGGGAATAGGGCAGCGGTTGCGGCCTGCCATGGCGTCCCACACGGAAAATCCGAATTCGCCGAGTTCCTCGAATCCGATGTAGACATACTCCGTCGAAAGGAATTTCCCGACTTCCTCCTCGCGCTCGCAGGCAGCCAAGTAGAGTTTCGATTCTTTTTTCGTGATCGGGTCGGGGTGGAAATAAATGATGTGGTCGGATTGATTGTAGAAGCGGTAAAGATGTTTCGGGACATCGGCCAAGAACTTGTCAATGACGGTGCGCTTGAGGTCGGGAATGGTTTTTCTGAGGATGATGGAGTTCGAGCCGGGATAGTCGAGGGCGTGGAAGATGCCTTCCCACAACAAAGGACGTGATTTGCCCGAACCGAATCCTCCGACCTGCAGGCGGTACTTGGCCCATGACTCGTGGAACTTCTTTTGTTTCGGCCAGCCATCGACGTTGTAGATGGACTTGTCGATATAGACGGCGGGAACGGAGACTTTTTCCGTGGTGACGCTCATTGTTTCATTTTGCGGAAGGCTTGTTTGGCGATTGCCATGGCGATCGAGCGGCGTCGGCGGCGGGTGATGACGCCCGAATCGTCGCGGGGAGCGGATTCATCGGTGATGCACCATCGTTGCCATGCCTCTTCTCTGCATAGGTGACGGCGCAATTGGCGGCTCATCCCGACGGTTTCCTTTCGGACGGTATCGCGAACAGGATAAGCAGTAAAGGGCCGCGAGAGGCGCAGGGCGGCGCGGCGTAGGCGTTTGGCTTTGGCGAACTCAACGAGAGTCATGGGATTACCTCACTCTCCTGATTTTCCATCCGTTGACACGGGCGCACTCAATGACGCCCATAGTTTTCGAGCACGGTTCGCACAGCCTTACCGATCCTACCTGAAATAGACGGCCCGTGGTCTTACCACCATGCCGCGGGCAGCGGACACTGGAATACGCACGCCCGACAAAAGGCTCCGCACGTTCTGTGGACGCTGTACCGACACTGCTTCGTTTGAACCAAGCGCTAATCCTCTTCCATATTCTTGACCAAAGGTTCATGGCTTGAACTCCAGAACTTCTTGGGCGAGCCGCTTCGCGGCAATCTCGCAATACTTTTCTTCGATTTCGATGCCGATGGCCTTTCTCCCCAAGTCTTTCGCAGCTCGGAGCGTTGTACCGCTGCCCATAAAGGGATCAAGCACGATTCCTTTCGTTTTGCTGTTTTCGATACACCAGCGCATAAGCGCTTCTGGCTTCTGTGTTGGGTGAACGAAGTTATCGCGCTCACTGTCTCTTATTAAGCCAAACCATGTATGCCTGAACACGCGAATCCCCTTGCCAATTGTGGTCCACGCTAGTTCTGCCTCGCTCATCGGCCAATCAGCTTCCGATACATCTCTATTGCCATTACGCTTGTCCCACACCCACCAGCCACCCCGATCTGGTAATTTGCTGGCATACCAGTTGGCACCCCAAAATACTTTCACCTCAGACTTAAAGTCCAGAATCACTCTTGGATTAAATGGTTCATCATCCCCTACGATGGGTGTGTGACGCACTTGTCCTCGCCGATCATCGCAGTTCCACCATTTGCCAGCCTTTGTTTTGAACCTGTCAGCGAAATCAACCGCGAGTCCCGAACCATAGGGCGGATCTGTAAGGAGCAAACCACAGTCACTTAGTTGCGGCAGCACTTCTCTGCAATCCGCATGAAAAATCACGATTCCTTTTCCTTCGTCGTAGTAAGGCTTCATCCGCCGACTCCAGGCTGCGCGAGTTGCTCGAAGACGGTGTACAGCACCGGAATCACTTCTCCCTCCTTCACTTCCGGAAAAGTATCGCTCTCGATGACCAGCCAAATCGTCCTAAACCCCACGGGTCCATCTATCCCAACGTCTATCAACCGCGCATCCATCGGTATCCCGTCCGCAGCCACCTTCGCCGCCCGGATGACGTTTCCCGTCTCCAGAAACACCTTCATCGTCGCAAACGATACTCCCCACCGCTTTACCCGCCTCTTCTCTCCGCGCGCGCTACTCTGTCCCACGTGCTTGCCTCGCCGCCGATTTTTCGCCCCCATCCTACCCCGCCTCGTGGCCCCAGTCCATCCATCTTTTCCCAATCTTTTTCAAAATTTGTGGAAAAATTTAGGGCCAAGATTCAAAACCTGCCTGTAGGTGCGGAGCCGGGCCGGGACATCCTTCCGTTTTTCTGTGGAGCTTTCGTTTCAGGAATTCTGAGAATCCGCAGGCGGGCCGGGGACCGGACGAACGGCCGCGCGTTCTCTGCTCCAGCCTACCGGGAGGGAGTGTTCACGCCTGCCTTGCTGTCTGCCGATAAGGTAGCCTGCTAGTCCGGCAAGGGCCAGTGCGAAGAGGAAGAGGAAGTACTCGATCATGGTCTGTGTCCTATAACGGCTATAAAGTTAACTAGGATTGTCTGATTCTGCAAGGGTTAAGCGGTGATGCGTGATTTCGTCGATTTCGACCACTACTAATTGCGGTACTATGCAGCGACTTCACCCTTACACTGTGAACACCTGAATCCTAGTCTGTGACCATGCCGGCAAGTTTTTGGTTTGGCTGTCTCTGGCTTAACTGTCTCTTGCTTAACCTCAATCGCTGGCTGTTCGGGCTCTGGGGGTTTGGCTGCTTCAATCTCCTGATAGGTCTTGACGCGGATCCCGCCGATGCCTGGCTCTGGCACGGAACATTTTTCTCTAATCCAATCGGACAGGGTGACGCCATCAAAGGCGGCCCGTATGCGCCAGTTCTTCAGCTCCTCTGGGTACATCCTTATAAGGAACGCAGCGCAGCGCTTTTTCATCCGACTTTAGCCAGACCGCCACACCGCCAGCAGTTGAATCCTCGTTTCGCTCCGTGCGGGCAGATACGCGCTGGCTTTCCCTTCGGCTCTTCTGGTTCTCGATCGTCTCCTGAATCTCGCTCAGGGACACGAGAGCTCCGTTCAGCCAAAGCAGGCTGACCAGACGGCCGCACCGATTGACTGTGATTCTCTGCATTTCGTGGCACCGATTCATTGCACCGCTGGCGAATCCATTCTGATAATGTGGCACCCGTTCCCCTGGCCTGGCGTTCCCATGCGTCCTTATCCTCGGGCGATACCCGGAGATTGAGCAGCACGGTCGCCTTTGTCTTTACACTCATGGGCGTGTCTTTACAAAACGTCTTTACAATCTTTACAGGAATGTCTTTACAGAATCAAGTGGTTTCGGGCAGTTCCGGGGGCCTTTTCGGTCGTGGAATGTCCACCATGACGACCTTAATCCCGATGTTATTTTGCGCGTCGTTGTCGAAAAGCTTTAGGTGACGACCAAGTAACTCGAGCGCTTCTTTTTTGTTCGCAAGTTTTAGCTTTGTCCGCGTCTTTCCACCCTCGAGATTTTCAACGGAAATCTCCTGAATAGCTGCCGCCTGAGCGCGTGTCAAACGTGATAAATCGACAGTAGCAGAGCCACTATCATCAATCGTGATGAAATCCTGCATGTTCGAATATCCAAGCTTCGCCAGCTCGCCTAAAACACGGCCGCGCGTCACTTCAAAATTGCCATCTTGCTTACTGGAAATCTCCGCTATGAGACGCTGAGTTTCCGGTTCGCGCATCTTCCTTGACGCCATAGTGTGCGCGTACTTTTTTGAGTAGCCAGCGCCGATAGCGGCGGAGGTAAGATTCCTAGATTGCAGGAAGAGTCTTACAAAGAGTTCTGTCTTAGTAGGTTTATGTTTGACTGGTGTACTCATGGTCTGCTCAGACTAACTCCATTATTTTCTTTGTGTCAATGGCATACGTGCTGGCAGAGAGTCTAGGGGATTCTTGCGGATTCTTTGGGATAGTTTGGGAGTTCTAAACTCTTTAATTCTTGAATGGATTCTGCTCGCTGCCATGGATGCCGTCCGCATGAAAACTCGCTGACTCAGCCTGTATATTTCGGGCTGTCTGTCTGCCGACCACGGAGAGCCGATATACAAAAGGTGTCGCCTAGTACTCACAATCTTTCTGGGGTCTCACTTTAATACACGGTTTCTCGTTTTGTTACATCCTGTCTCACTTAAATTTCTTGACAGCTAAACGACTAATTCACCATATTGGGAACTGGGAAGTTTTTCGCACGGTAGGCAGCTTCACTCAAGCCACAGTTGCGAATGGAGGAAGTATATGGAACTGTTCAAAGCAAATAAGCAATGGTCTACCAGGCCCGAAGATGAAAAGTTTTCCTCTCTCGAATCCCTTCGCCACGCCACAAAGCACTACGCCGAGCAAGCCCAGGAAAGGAGAGTAGCCTTTTCCGACTTGCGCGTTGAAGCCCAAGACGGCGAAGTGCAGATGGTGGGACGCGCCAACATCCCGGCCAGATTCACCAATTGGGCTTTCGGTCAACTCTGCCAGCGTGTAGGAGCGCCAGCATCCTATCTTCGCGATCTGCCTGCTACCCTCGCCTGTCAGAATCTCAATCATGGGCTTGCAGCACGTGTGCTCGACGCCAGCGCGAATAAAATAGCTAACCTAATGTTTCACGCCAACGGCGGATTGGTTCTGCGGTCTATCCTCACCGACGATTATTCACGCATCTGGAACCATGAAGTTTGCGACCGCTTGCTAACGTTGCAATCTTCTGGTTGGAAACCCGCTGCGGTGGACATTCGCGCCAAGTCGGAAGCAGGCACGGCCGATGACCTCGACCTGTATGCTTCTGACCACGATATGTTTGCTTTCCTTCACAATTCCAACTTGTCCATTGAGGAACAAGGCAGCGACGGAGCAATCTACAAGGGGGTGATAGTCGAAAACTCCGAAGTCGGCGCATCGGCTCTCAAAATTACCAGGTTCCTTTACCGCGAGAAGTGCGGCAATCATATCATCTGGGGAGCCAGCAAGGTACTTGAGCTTTCCGTCCGCCATGTGGGAGACGCCCGGTATCGCTGGAATGGGTATTTTTCCGCTGTGCGAAGGTATGCCGAGGAATCAGTTTCTGACCTTGAGGCGAAGATTGCCTACTCCCGGGTGAAACTCATCGGCTCCAACAAAGAAGAAGTACTTGACGCCATCTTTGGGAAAAAGTCTATCGGGCTGTCTCGCACGACTCTTGAGAAGGGATATGACAGCGTAGACCGCCAAGAGGACGGCGACCCTAACACAGTATGGGGATTCGTCCAAGGCTTGACCAGATTCTCCCAAACTGTCCCATATGCCGACAAGCGGACGGACATAGACCGCGCGGCAGGCCGCATCCTTGACGTTGCTTTTTAATCGCAGAGCACACGGCGGAATCTCCGCCGTGCAATGCGACAGGCCGGTTGCAAGCCCTGGCCAAACTCTCACGACAAAGGAGCGGAGAACATGACCATACCGAAGAACACAAACAAGGCAAGGGCGATTCTAGCGTGCGCGACCGACATCCGTTGCTACAGCCTGAGCAACAATTTTTCCGGGCAGCCGCTCGCCGATTCTCCGGTCGTATGGGGGCCGGAAAAGGACGAGCACGGGCGCAGCAAGCATCTAGTCCACGCTACGCAGCCAGAGTTTCTTGCCCACGAGTTGCAGGGAACGAGCAGCACAAAACTCAGGCGCGACTCTCAGTCGGGACGCTATGTAACCGACGTACATTCTAACCTGTGGTACGAGTTTCAATCGGCCTGAGCAGGCCACCGAAACGGAGGGTAGCGGGATGACCAGGACACTTAGCTGGTTCGGGCCGAATCCTTGCGCGTTGTGCGGTAAGCCCGCGAGGTCTCCGAATCACATCTTGAGTAAAGGTCGCGCATATCATATCGGCTGCATGGCCGATGAGTTCCATCGGTTGCAGGAACGGTTCCCCAAGCTTCTAGATGCTGCGCGCGTACGGGGCACCTATGGGCCGTGGGCCGACGATTGGGACGACCGGGACGCACGGTACACGGAGAGGTGACGCCGTGAAAACCGTTCACGTCCTTGCTCACCAGTTCGACGCCTTGCCCGGGCATGTCAGCGTATCCGCGTCCGGCTCGGGGAGTTCGCTCCGGATGGCAGTCAAGGACGCCGTGGACAAGATTCTCTCCGATGTGAAGCTGCGCCACAAACACATCGGCGAATTTAAGCTCTCGGTCGTGGTGATCGCCAACGGAAAGGAAACCGACGAAACGTGATAGATCTGATTCTGTTCCTTGCGGCCGTCGTGATAATCGGCATCGTCTTTACGTTTGCTGGCATCCTGGCCGACTTCTTAGAAGGGAGAATCGAAAAATGAACGCTGACTCTGTACTGACGGACGGAAACCGTTTGCGAATCCTTCGTGCTGCTTTGCGCCCATCTGTCCGCGAATGGTATCACATACTGCGCAGGCATCGGCACTGGTCGCGCTGGGAGTCGCTGCGCTATGCCATCTGGTTGCGGCTTGGCAGATAGTCCGAACGCGGGAGGAAACAAAGCTATGACTTTAGGGGATCTTTTCACTCCGACCGAGTTGGTTAAATCTTTGCGAACGGTTCAGGGATATTCACCGTTTGAAGCTAAGGCCACCCATCGTCGCCTAGACGCATATGCGCAAGAGCTGTCTCCGCTATTTGCGAATGCCTCTGAATTTGTCTTTGCAATGGGAATGCTAGAAGCGATTCGGAGGATTGTTGTAGAGAAGTAGTTTGCACTTGCTTTTTCGTTTCTCGGGTATATTATTATCAGCGCATCGCAGAGAGGGAGACGTTAAATGATAGCTTTTCATGGGCAGCAAGAGGTCAAAGACAGATACCTAGTAAGATTAGCGAACCATCGCCGAGCAGACGAGTTGGTCAAGGGTGTCGGATGGGAAAACGGAAAAGGTTGCGCCATCGGCTGCACGCTTGAAGCCTATGATCATCTAAGGTATGAAACAGAGTTGGGCATCCCGCAGATGCTTGCACAGATTGAAGATTGCATCTTTGAAGGTCTAGCTAACCGCGAAGCCCAAGCGTGGCCGGAGCGCTTTCTTTCTGCGATTCGCCCCAGTGCCGATTTATCTTTAGTGGGATGGAAATTCCTCGCGTGGCTTGTGCGGCTCACACTGGAACGCTACGCGACGAAGGACGTAGCAAAAGCCTGCAAAGCAGCAGTTTCCATCTTGGTTTCTCTATCAGAGGGAAAAGAAATTTCTGGGAGCGCGGCGAGCGCGGAGAGCGCGGCGAGCGCGGCGTGGAGCGCGGAGAGCGCGGCGTGGAGCGCGGCGAGCGCGGCGAGGAGCG